TCCTTTCTATGATAGTAGTTAATTAAATAACCTTAATATCCTTATTAGCTATTTTTACAAAACCTTGTAATATAGCTTTATTAAGTTTATTTTCTCTTTTTTGTTTATTGTCTTTAGCATTATATTTAAACCTTAATCCAATAATAACTTGTTTTTGTTGTAATGGTAAATAGTCATGTAAATCACCATCTATAACTTTAAAAACCTTGTTATTAATTGTATATGTTTTTGGCAATGGTTTATTTCTTTTCGTATCAAATACCATTGCTAAAGATAGCTTGTTTTTAATTGCCTTTTCTATTTTTGTATTATCATTATCATTAACAGAATAAACAATTTTATATTTTGGATTATCTTTTCTATTAAAGTTTTTTGTATAATCATAAGCTGATAATTTAAATTTTAGCTTTTTATTCATTTTAGTTTTTTGTATTAAGCTATCAGCAATATTTGAAAAGCTATTAACATTATTTTTATAAACTATATTAATATTTTCATATTCAATATCACTAGCAATATTAAATCTAATTGATAATAACAGATGTTTACTTATACAATAGCTTGTATATAATTCTATATAACGTAAAAAGATAGCTAAAAATAAACTAGGATTATCTTTTAATAAATCTTTTCTTTTAATCATAGCGTTTTGTTTAGCGTCAATGTAAGCAGGATTTCCACTATTCCATATAACACAATTCTTTTTACATTCTAAACTTGCATTTAAACAAATATCTAATTTATTACCTAAACTATATGGGGCTAAGCTCATTCCAATAGTAAAAATATTTAATTCTTTTAAATTCTTTTCTAATTTAACTTGATTTTGGGATAGTGTTAAAAAACTACTAAAATTATAATCTTTACATACTCGTACTAATTCAGCTTTATTCATATGTAAAACTTTTTTATTGTTATACATAACGTTATCTAAATTATATGTAATTTTATATATATCATTTATATTTGTTAATTGTTGCATTGTTTTATTTCCTTTTCTATTTAGTTATATAATTAATGTTTATTATGTAACAGTACAAAATTAATTATACTGTTACAAGATAAAAATTAATTTAATCTATTTCAGTTAATAAATCTGTTATATTGCCAATATTATAATTAGTAACAATAATTTCAAATCCCATACTTTTAATATCTTTTAAATTTTCTAAACTTAAAGTTTTATTTTTGGTAAGTTTTACAAATTTTTTAGATATAAAACAGTTAGGATAAAAATAAATATTACCATAATTGCTTTTATAAATTACTTCAATTTTAGGTTTATTAATACTTGTATAATTAATCTCTTTATTTTCTTTTAAGTTATTTGTTAATTGTTGCATTGTTTTATTTCCTTTCTTATTTAATTAATTACTTATCATTATACATATAAATTGAAATATCAATCAATTTATTATTTAATTGTTCTAATTCCTTTTTATTAAAAATACTTGTTATTATTTTTTGAACATAAGAATAAGAACAATTAAAATCAGCTTTCATAAAATTACAAAATTTATTAATAACAAACGTTAACATTTTTTTGTAATTATCTTTATGAAGTTTTATATATTCTAGATTGTCATAATATTCTTGTTCATTGTTATAATTGCCCTCAAGATATAATTGAAAATATCTTAAAGTTATATTGTTATCATTAGTTAAAATATCACTATTTGATAATTCATTTAATATTCTTTGTTTAGTTGTATACATTTTGTTTTTCCTTTTTAATAGTTAATTTTCTACATTAGATATTATTATAATTTAAATGTCAATATATTTTATTTATATAACTAAAATTTATTTTTTCATTATATAGTATTAATATATTAATCGTACATTCTTTATTTTTTTTTATACATAAATTTAATCAATATGGATATACTTTTTAAAATCATTAGTTAAATAAACAAATAAAAAGAATAACTCATATAAAAACAGTTTAAATATTCAATAAAATCAATAGTTTATATATCATTTTATTATAAAAAATAGAATATTACATATAAAAAGCATATTTTTTGCCATAAAATAGCTAAATATATGATAGAATTGACTGTATAGGCATCAGCCACGCCACGTTATAGCGTTACGTATACACAGAAATACACAGATTAGGAAAATCACTTGTTAACCACATTGTAAACTGACCGATTATATACAACTAGTTGCAAAAAAGTCACACAAAATACACAAAATAAATGCCACAATAAAATATTTCTTGACAAGGTATACCAAAACCGGTATAATTATGGGTATATTAGGGCACTTAAGTGTTACACTTAACTGAATACACAAATAATATAAATATATTTAATAAAAAACACTTAAATGTACACTTTAAGTGATTTTTCATAGATGATATCCTCTCGTACTAAATAAAAGTCCTTGACAATGGCACGAAAATCAGTAAAACTATATACACCAGAGAATATGTTAGAAGCATTTTACGATGCTATCCGTAATAATAAATTAAGTAGCTTACACATTCCCCACAGTTCTGTATTTTATGTACGTGCAGCAATCGAAGCAAGGTATGGTAAACGATTTACACTGAAGCACGTAGAGAATGCAATGAAAGCTGAAGGAATGTTAAAAGATGTTTGATTTATTTGTATTGGCTTGTTTGATGCAACAGCCAAATATGTGTGTAACACTACAAGATTTACATAGTCCACACGCAACCCACGATAAGTGTTTAGCAAGAGCTTATGAAATAGCACAAGGAATGCCTATTCATATGCCAATGTACTACCCCAAGAGTTACAAATGTCTAAACATGGAAACAGAAGGCAGTAAAGTAAAAACAACATGGCAACCAAACGTAAAAGAGGTGGATTAAAAGGTTTCACTCAAAAGAGTGGAGATATGCGACCCACAAAAAGTGGTGCAGGAATGACTGCAAAGGGAGTCGCTAAGTATAGAAGGCAAAATCCGGGTAGTAAACTAAAGACAGCAGTAACAGAAAAATCACCATCTAAAGCTAGAGCTAAAAGACGTAAGTCTTTCTGTGCAAGAAGTGCAGGTCAGATGAAAAAATTCCCTAAAGCTGCAAAGAACCCCAATAGCCGACTAAGACAAGCTAGAAGAAGATGGAGATGTTAATATGTTAAAACTAGGACTTACGGCAGCACAAATAGCCATGAAGGCAAAGAAGCTACCATTATCTAAATTAAAGAAAATGTTTAAAGAGCATTTTGGTATTGACGATGCTGGGTTGAACAAAGACCAAATAGCTACTAAACTAGCTAGTGCAGGACAGAAATCAGTAAAGCAGTCTAAAAATGTAGTAGGAGCTAAAAAGTTTTTGCAAGGCTCTGGTTTGACAGCTTTGGGTTTAGGTCCTTTCATCTTTGACAGTAAGGATAAACCACAGGCTAGTCCAAAAGAAACACCTAGAAAAAAACCTGCTAGTGAAGCTACTAAAAATAAAAAACCTAGCATACCAACAGAAAAGCCAACACCTAGACCTAAGAAGAAAATGTTCATGAAAGAAAGGTCAGGCAAGGACTCTAAAGTAGAGTTTGGCACAGGCAAAGCAAAGACAAAACTATCCACAGGTGGTGCTACAGGTCTTAAAAAGATATCTGATGACCAACCGGGATTGAAGGCACTTAAAAAGAAAGCACCACAGGTGGTTAGAAACATGGGTTACCTGAGAAAAGGTTCACTTGTTACTAAAAAGAAAACTAAAGGTGGTAGCAAAGGTGGAAAAGGAATACTTGTTGTTAGTATAGGTGTAGGTAAAATGACAAAGAAGAAACCTACAACTAAGAAGAAGAAGACAACAAAGAAAACTAAACGTGCCTAGACGCAACTACAAGAAAGAGTATGCGAACTACCATTCAAAGCCTGTACAAAAAATAAACAGAGCAGGTAGAAACAAGGCACGTAGAATGGTCACTAAGACCACAGGTGTTAAAAAAGTATTAGGTAAGGATGTTCATCATCGTAATGGAAACCCACGTGATAACAGACCTAAGAATTTAGCTGTAACATCTAAGACAGCTAATCGTTCTTTTCGGAGAACACGCAATGCAAAAAAGCTATAAGGAGAAATAATTATGCCGATGCATGGAAAAAAGAAATCCAAGATGATGAATCGTGGTGGTGCTGCTAAAAAGAAATCTAAAATGATGAACAAAGGTGGTGCTATGAAAAAGAAAGTCAAGATGGCTTATGGTGGAATGAAAAAGTCTAAGATGATGGCTAGAGGTGGAGCAGCTAAACGTAAGTAATGTCTTACCTTATAAGTAACGTACCCCATTTCAAGTGTTGGGTACGTAAAGAGTTTACGTGCAATCACCAAAATTATCATGGTGAGTTTTTACACGCACTAGCATTTGCAGTCAACACCATACCTGACAGGTCACTGAGCTTTCAGGTAGTGTTTACAGGTTGCACCGAAGAGAACAATGTTCATGGTGGTGCAATGTGGGCAAGAATGCCGATACAGGCACTTGTAGCAGACATACCTGTAGATGAATGGGCAGAGCCAATGGAAGACCATTTGTGTCAACCTTGGGACTGTGAATCAAGACATCATAGTGTCATAGTCATGGACAGAGTAAGTTCCTCACCTTGGCTATGCAAAATAGACAATCAGTTCTTTACTGCTAGATATATGTTTACTGTAGATTATACAGACCATGAAATAGCAGATGACCCTGCACAACATAAACAATCACACGTTATGTATTTGTTAGATGCAGGTAAGTGGACAGGCAACATTGTTGCATTACCGAATAACAGAGTTAGAGCAACAAGTCCTGCATTATGGGTAACAGGAGAAGGTGCTCCAGACTTCACACCTTCACAGTGGACACACTCAGCAGAGTCCCACGAATCCTACTTAGACCCTTATACAACATTTAACAATTTATACGAGGATAGCAGTGGCAAGACCAAAAAGCAAAAGCACAGTAAATAAGGCAGGTAATTATACTAAACCTACAATGCGTAAGGCATTATTCAATCGTATCAAGGCAGGTAATAAGGGAGGTTCTCCCGGTCAATGGAGTGCAAGAAAGGCACAGATGTTGGCGAAACAATACAAAGCCAAAGGTGGAGGATACAGAGGATAATGCCACATTACACAAAACCTCTAAAAAAAGTAATAGGAAAACTAAAGAAGGCTTCAAAGGCTCACGCTAGTCAGGCTAAAACTTTAACAAGAATAATGAAAGACCAAAAGAAAGGCTACAAGAAAGTTGTCAAAAAGAAAAAAGCGTGACCCCAAAGTGGGTACAGGGAAGAAACCGAAAGGTTCAGGGAGACGCTTATACACGGATGAAAACCCTAAAGACACAGTTAGCATCAAGTTCGCCACGCCAACCGATGCAAGAAACACAGTTGCAAAAGTTAAAAAGGTCAATAAACCATATGCGAGAAAGATACAGATACTTACTGTCGCTGAACAAAGAGCAAAGGTAATGGGCAAGACAGAAGTCGTTGCCATATTTAAGAAAGCAAAAGAAAGTTTAAAGAAAGCACATGAACGAAAAAAGAAAAAGGTGTAAGACTTGCGAATGTTACGAATGCGACTGCGAGGAATGTTCATGCGATTGTCATCATAATGATAGAGTTCTTACTGATATTCATGATAGACAAACAGATAGTCAATCAGACACAAAGATTTAAAAGCATTGATAGATGCTTATATTTTGCAGAAAAACTGCATAACCAACCAGCTATACCAACAGAGGATGGACAACAGAAAATAACTGCATATTGCAAACCTGTAAGGAAGTAGAATGTTAGCAGAATTAGCAGCTGCAAATGCTGCCTTCGGTGTAATAAAAAGTTTCATAAGCAATGGAAAAGAACTTGCTAGTTGTGGAAAACAAATCTCAGACTTTGTATTTGCAAAGGAAGAGATAGAAAGAAAAGCAAAAAAGCAAAGAGCCAAAGGTGTACGCACAAATGATTTAGAAGAGTTTATGGCTTTAGAACAACTAAAGCAAAAAGAAGAAGAACTCAAACAGATTATGATATATGCAGGTAGACCGGGATTATGGGCAGATTGGCAGAAGTTTCAGGCAGAAGCTAGAAAGTCAAGACGATATGCAGAGAAGATGGCTCAGAAAAAAAGAGAAGAACTTCTTGAGATTATGGGTTACAGTATAGGGTTTATAATCTTGTTAGCATTAGGTGGACTAATACTATACTTTGTAGGTAAATGGACAGGTAAAATATGATACAATGGATATTAAACATATTTAAAAAAAGTCAAGGAGACTTATCACAACATAGACTTCATACAACGAAGTATGAAGATTTGTGTATGTAAGGAGTATACATGGCACTAAAAAAAGGGCAAAGGTCACTTGTTGCGTGGACAAAACAAAAATGGAGAACCAAGTCAGGTAAACCTAGTACACAAGGGTCAAAGGCTACTGGCGAACGTTATTTACCTTCGGCAGCGATTAAGGCTCTTTCTCCCAGTGAATACGCAGCCTCTACTGCTGCTAAACGAAAAGCGAAGAGAGCAGGTAAACAGGTATCTAAACAACCCAAAAAGATTGCAAAGAAAACATCAAGATTTCGTAAATTCAGTTAAGGTACAAGAAAAGTTAAGAGCAGGAAGATTAAAGGAAAAGATAGAAAATGATACAAGCACTAATAGGACCAATCGCAAATCTCGCAGGAACATGGTTTCAAAACAAACTAGAAAAAACAAAAGCAGAAGGTAAAGCAAAAGTAGCAGAAGCAAAAGCTAGAGCAACTGTAGCAGAGAAAGTAGCTTCAGGTAAAATAGAATGGGAAGGCAAAATGGCAGATGCTACAAATGATTCATGGAAAGATGAGTTTGCTTTAGTTGTACTACTAGCACCTGCAATATTAGTCTTCATTCCCGGAATGAGAGAATATGTACAAAGTGGGTTTGAAGTGTTAGCAACATTACCTGATTGGTATCAATACCTGTTATATATAGCTATATCTGCATCGTTTGGTATCAAAGGTGTAGGTCAAGCAGCAAAGATGTTGAAACGCAAATGAGTATAAAAGCCTTGACATTTTTGCAAATATCTGCTATAATTAGTAAAATAGGAAACTATTTTTATCGTAAACACGTTGAGACACTACACGCAGAACAACGTAGACAAGGACTCAGAAGATGAACATCAACACACTAAGAGAAGAAATAGAAGCTGACGAGGGATGTGTTTATAAAATATATCGCTGTAGTGAAGGCTATCCTACTGCAGGTGTGGGACATTTACTAACTGAATGGGATGAAGACTATTATGATAAGCCTATCGGAACACCTGTTCCTGAAGAAAAAGTGCAAGAGTGGTTTGTAAATGATGTTCAAACTGCTATCAATGATTGCAATGATATATTCAATAGTTTTGAAAAGTTAC